GTTTGTTTGGGCATCTGTCGTGAAGCGATCTTTGCCTACAACAACTTTTAGTCAAACATCTACTCCAGAACGTTTGGAAGCTACTGTTGACAAAAATTTGATGTATGCTAGCATCTTGGCCGGAGGTAAAACTCTTATGGCCAATGTGCTTATGTTAACGTCTGATGTTATGCTTATTCCGCATCATTATTTTGATGATGCTGAGGACATTACTGTGACTTGTAGGAAAGAGAACGCCGATTGTATTGGCGGTAAATTTACTACAATTTTAAGTAAGTCCGCAGCTGTATTGGTTCCAGACACTGATCTGTGTATTTGTTACACAGGTAGTGGAGGGTCGTACAAAGACATTACTAAATTTTTACCAACAGGTCCTATTGTATCGCACCCTTTTTCTATGTTATGGAGACAGAAAACTGGTGTTATTATTAGAGCTAAAGGCCTAGCCAGGGCCAAACAAACCACTAATGGATCAATTTTATTTGATGGAGGTGAATATTCAAATCTCTCTATCAATACATTTGGTGGTTTATGTGGGGCTGTTTTGGTTTCGAATACCAAAGCTCCATGTATTACAGGTTTCCATTTAGGAGGAGAGTCTGGAACACCTTATGGGTGTTTTGGTACATTAACTCTTGAACAAGTTCGAGTTGCAATCGAACAATTGAAGGAAATCGACGGTGTTCTCATCACTGGTAAAGGTGAGAAATTTGAACCTCAGTGTTTTGGGGTTCAAATGGTTAGTGATGCTCCATTGCATCCAAAGAGCCCATTGAATTATTTACCAGAAGGTTCTCAATTTACTTATCATGGATCTTGTGGAGGTGCTACATCTTCACGTTCCGATGTGAGACGTACGCCTATTTCAGAAACATTAACTGATGTTACTGGAGTTGAGAACATATGGGGTGCACCGAAAATGCACCCGGAATGGTTTGCTTACCAGACGGCTTTGGCCAATGCTAGTGAACCGGGTAAGTCTTACCCACACGGATTGCTTATGGCAGCAGTTCGTGATTATAAGGCACCACTTGTTGAGTTAGCTACACAGAAAATGTGGCAATCTCAACCATTGAGTGATTTTGACAATCTCAATGGTATACCAGGATGTAAGTTTATTGATTCTATCAACATGAACACATCTATGGGATATCCATTGACGGGGGCCAAAAGGAAGTATGTCATTGAGCATCCTTCTACTCAAGATAAACCATGTAATCGGGAATTTACACCCGAAGTTTTGGAAGAGATAAACAAGGTTGAAGCTTATTACCGTCGAGGTGAGAGAGCTTTTACTATTGCTAAAGCTTGCAAGAAAGATGAAGTGTTACCAGTTGCAAAAGGAAAGTGCCGTATTTTTTATGGCAATCCTATCGCATTGACGTTTTTGATTCGCAAGTATTATCTTCCAGTTTTGCGTTTCATGCAAATTAATCCTCTTAAGTCTGAATGTGCAGTTGGCATCAACTGTCATGGACCTGAGTGGGAAGAATTTTATGAACATGCTATGAAACATGGTACCGAACAGATGTTCGGTGGAGATTAC